ATTTTCTACCGCGCTTTCTTTTAAAACAACCATGTCCTCTGTCCTTTTGAGAATATCATCCACTGGAATTTCATGAATGGCAAAAAACGAACGAATCGTGGACGAGGAATTCAGTATTTCATGAAAAAGATGCTCCGTGTCAAAATATCCGTATCCAAGATCATCTGCCGACTCTTGAGCTTCTGCCAAGATTTGATTATACTCAATTTCGCAGTCTTCAAAGACTTGAGGGAATACTTCCGACAACCTTTCTGAAAGACTAATGACTAAGGCTTCTGAATTTAGCCCAAATCTAGCCAATAATTTTTGAAATTTATCTTCCTTAAGTAGCTGACAAAATAAATCAACAACATTTGGGGGTCTATTATTTTTCTTGGCAGACTCTAGGGCTTCGTCAATGTGGCGGATTAGGTTTGGGGTTTTTTGCATGTGTATTAGAATTTTAAACTTTGATCCGTTGTTTGTCAACTACTTAACATTGCTCAATTTAAGGTAAATCTCATCCTCCACAATAGAAAACTTATCCACCATCAATAAATCCCCAAATTTCTTCCCATAAACAACGACTACGGAATCTTCGCTTGGAACTGGTAACTTGTCTTCAAGATGGCGGGTCCATTTATTGTCTTTAGCGTTATCTCCAAACATGGCCGAAAGTTTTCCGCCCTCGTCAGAAATATTCAGCATCATGTATTTGTTGCCCTTCTTGGAAGTGGCTTTTTTAACCTCCGTGACAACGCCAACGATTCGGATATTTTCATTATCTTCCAAAGAAGAAAATTCTAGGAGCGGCGTAAACGTATTTTTCTTTTCCTCAAAGACATCTCTCAGGGTATAGCTATACGAATACCCGAGCATTTCGCGCTCAAAATACCAGTTACAGAATTTTAAGTGTTTAATGTTTTGGTCATAGATTTGTTTGTACTTGCTGTGTTCCTCACGAAGTTTTTCAATGCGTTTTTCTGTGAAGACTGATTTGTTTTTGGCATTCAGGATTTTACCTTCGGCACCATCTTTTAGGGCGGCGAAAATGTCGTGATTGTGATGTTCTCCCAGTTCAGTAACGGAAAGTTTTTCTTTCTCAGTTAATTTGCTAAACATTTGAGCCTCAAGAACCATCTTACAGCGATTGTCTCCAAAGGAATCCAAACATCCAGCTTGAATAAGAGTACAGAGAATGCCGATATTCAGCCCGCAATCCTTGGCCGACTGAAAGATTTGGTATTTGTTTTGGAATTCGTGGCCGCGAAAGTCTAGGAGGTTTTGGATGCTTTTTTCGGAGATTCCTTTGATTGAATCCATGCCGAATCTGAGATTGTTTCCCTCAATAGAGAATTCTTGTTTCGACTTAGAGAGGTCGGGCGGCAATAATTTCATCCCGAATAATGACAATTCTTGCGTCACTTTAGAGATTTCCGCAAAGGTATCTTGTTCAAACTTTGCAATCTTCAAAAGAGACAAGAAGAACTCTTGGGGATGGTTAAACTTAAGCCAACAAGTAATTGCTGTTAATTGCGAATACGCCCGACTGTGACATTTGGCAAATTGATAATTCGCACTATCAGACATCACCTTCCATAAAGTGGTCCCAATAATTGGATCAAGATTATTTTTCGCTACCATTTCCTTAAGCTTACTCTCCCATTCTGGCATTTTTTCAGTAATCTTTTTCGCAATCACTCTTCTTGCGGACTCGCAAGACTCCAAATCAAATCCAATCTTATTTAGCGCTCTCAGCGTGGACTCTTGGTACATTGGTGTGCCGCCAGCATCCTCAAAAACATCTTCTAAGAATTTATGCGGTGCTTGCGATTCTCCAGTTTCAACATATTTCACGTATGGGTCCACTAAAGAAAGCGTTCCTGGCCTAGACGCTGCGATAACAGCAGTAAGATGGTCAATATTTCTTGGCTTAACTTTCTGACAAACCCTAAACGTGGTATCCGTTTCAACTTGAAATAAACCTTGCGGCGCAATTAAATTTTGCAAGGCTTCGTAAATTGATGAATCATTTTCATCAATGTCTAACATATTAATACCAAGTTGTTTGCAGCAATCATCTACCACTGTTAAAGTTTTGAGTCCAAGAATATCAAATTTCACTGCGAGACTCGCAACATCACCCATTTCAAATCCAGTTACAAGCTCGCCATCTTTAGTCATCTGAATAGGCATTAATTCGTCAATCTTAGACGAAGAAATGGCAACTCCAGAAGCATGTACTCCAGTATTTTTAATCAGCCCCTCAAGTTTTTTTGCAACTTTAAAAGTTTTTGGATATTTTTCGGCCAATTCTTTAAGTTTATCTGATTCCTTGAGAGCGTCTTTTAGATCAAGTGGAATATTAAATGCCTTTGGAACGTTATTACTGATAAAGCTAACTGCGTCTTCATTTAAATTATCAACAATTTTTCCACATTCGCGAAGAATTAATTTTGAACTTAATGTTCCAAGCGTAAGAATTTTTGCCGTTCTTCCAGAATGCTTTTTTTCAATAAATTCCATAACCTCATGTCTCCTATCATAAGAGATGTCAGAGTCAATATCTGCTAGCAGCGAACCATCAAGATACGTAATTCCATCGTCAATAATCTTTTTAGCGCGACTCTTAGAGACAAACCGCTCAAAAAATAACCCATTCTTAATTGGATCAATATCCGTAACACGAATTAAATACAAAACAATAGAGCTAGCGGCACTTCCTCTGGCAAAACCTTTCGGAATCCCCTTCTCAATACAAAAATTATGGACTTCCCAATTTAACAAAATGTAGGCCACAAACCCCAATTCTTCAAACGTTTCAAGTTCTCGCTTTACTCGGTCATAATATTCTTTAGAGTTTAGAAGCTTGTCAATACCACGCTCCTTAACACCTCTCCAGCATAACCTACGAAGAAATTCGTAATTTGATGCTTGGGGCGAAACTTCTAGTTCAGAATAGAAGCGCGGCTCAATGTCGATAGCTGGGAGCAATACGCCACTTTTCAATGGCTTATTAAGTGGTTGGAAATCTTCAAACATATTTGTTGTCTCTCTCTGAAATCCAAGCGGCCAAACAGTAGCGTTGCTTTTTGGACATGAATTTATGGGTTTGGTAATATTTTCTAATTGACTTTAATTTTTCACTTCTGGCTCCAGATGAAGTGGCGAAAAGTTCCTCGTCACTCATCTCAAGATAATCATCTGGGCGAGAACAATCATCATCATAAAAATTACAATGCCAAAATTCAGGAATCCAATCTTCTGCGGCCATATTAGCTAATTTTTTTTTCTGCTACGCAGATCGTATCATTATGCGCTCCTCCGTGGCAAGTCAACATAATCTCCTCAATTTCAAACCCGCGCTTAACGCCCATTCCCACGCTATTCCACCCAAAAGATAACACAATAGCGTCCTCTGTCAATATTTTTTGCGCCGCATCTCTCACTCTTTTGTAAAGCAAGGATGATTGAGTGTCTTCCATAGACACAGACCTGCCAATACCCTTATAACATTCCGAAATTTGGCGCGGCGAATAAGGCGCGTCCATAATGAATAAGTCGCATTTAACGCCCTTCTCTTCAAGGGTTTTTAAAAAAACTTCCGCATCCAAGTGGTATTGGGCGCAAGTTGATGGGTTTAGATCGTTCGTGTAAGTGAACCAGTCTTTGTTTCTGGCAAAGGGGTCAACACTTACTTTTGAGTTGTCGAGATAACGCTTAACGAATTCCCCAATGGGTTTAATTGAAAACGTATCGTGATTGGGCATTGCCCATGTTCTTGAAAAAATCATGTTGGCTTATACTACGCTATCCACAACCCATCGTCAAGAGTAAAAATTAACTCCATTCCAAGAAACTCCCTTTTTTGATTTTTAGAGAACTCCTTGGTTGTAAATTTTGAAAAAAGATTTTCGGCAATATAATTTGAGATTTTGTTTGCGGCTCTTGGGCCAGCGAATAAAGTTGTAGGGCCATCGTAATTTTTGGCCATTATTTTATATTTTGCGCCCATGACTAAGTTTTTAATTGAATCATCTTCATGTCCCTCTTCCCAATATCCGAACGATGCAGATGTGTATTTATAGCGGCGAAAATAAACTTGAGGCCAAGGATCATTAGGGGAGAGGATTATCATGTTATTTTATTCTCTGGATCAACAACTCTAATCCAGTCTTCTCTAGTGTCAAGAATTAGTTGGCTAGCGAGTCTGTACGCTTCAATTTCTGTCGTAGTTGTATCAAACGTTTCCCAGATGCCGCATTCTTTTGTTTCGACATTCCAAGTATTAATGCGGTCTTTTAAATTTGCACAATTTTCCATGGTAGATTTTGAGTCAAACCGAGAAATGTTACTCTGCCCGTTTTTAATTTTAAAACCCATTCTTTGAGAATTTCTGTTTGGCCGCTTTCAAGAAGAAACAAACAGTTGTGTAGGTCCAATCTGAGAAAATTATACACGTCCTTACATGATATATCGGACGAACTTGATGGTTTGGATACACTAACCTTGTATGGGTGAAACTTTAAAATTGTTTTCCAGTAGCTTAAAAAGCTCGGATTAATTTCGTTAGCTGCATTAGCCAGAGCCTCAAGACTATTCCAAGAAGAGTATCTGCCGTGTTTGTATGGCGCGATATAATCAAAAGAAATTGATACGCGGCCATTAAAATTTACTGGTTCATCTACAGTCCATTCGGCGTCTTCAAGATATGATTGGCCTTTTTTAATGGTTGTGAATTTGGTCTTGGAAAACGTCTCTATCTTCCACGCTAAAATGTCTCTGTTAGTTGAAAAATCTTGCATACTTAAATCTCAATCTCATAAATCATCTTGTCAAACACAAACTTAGTGTATTTGCAATCTTCGAGCGAATTATGGTGAAGGCTACCATCATAAACTCCACCATAGTTTTTAACTAGCCACTGCAACGACGCCTTGATGCCCTTCTCGCGATGATGCATAAACCGCATCTGCCAGCAGTATAAGTCGCTATGATCAACGGTTTTATTGCCCTTCTGAATCGCAACAGACAATGCCCGCGTGTCAATGACTCGATTGACAAACGACCAATCAACCTCCATCCCTATATTCCGCCGCCAGTTGTTGAGAATATAGTTGTCGAAATTTAAAATATTTTGGCCCACAATAATTACTGACGGATCATAAAAATACTGCGCGAATTCATCCCAAACTTCTTTCGGGTCACGAGCATTTTGTTCGTAGCTATAACGGTCAAATCGGGTTATTTTGGCCGCTTCTTCGGAGATATTTAAGTCGGGCCACCAGATGTTGTACTGGTTTTCTAGCAGGGTTTTCTTTCCCTGGGAGAGAATATACCCTATTTGCCATGCTCGGTTTTTGTGGATAGAAGAATCGCCCAGTGAGAGGTTTTCAGTTTCGCAATCGACGTAGAGAATTTTTTGGTCATAGCGAAAACGTAGTAAATTATTATTCATGGTTTAAAATTCAATCCCCAGTAATTCGTCATACTTGTCAAGAACTTTTGCGCGGGCTTTTTGAAGGTCATTTATTTTTTTGCTCATTTTCTTGTAAACAATGGGAAGTGCGTGCATTAATGCTTCTTTTTTAGAGGGGAAGATTTTTGTTTTTGGCCATTGCGCGGGTACGCCGTAGCTGCTCAACAAACAATTCCGCCCCTTGCTTCCCTTAAGATCAAACCATCCAGCAAACGTATCCTTCCAGCAAGGAATATTTGGGTTTGCATAAAGTTTATCAAGGACAACCCAAACTTTGTCGCCGCGCTTTAAAGATTTTAACCAGTTAGTTCTTGTCATATTATTTTTCCGTCAGGACATACTATACGCACGTTATTTCCATTGTCAAGATAAGAACATAAACTTTTTGCTAAGTCTATCGCATCATGTAAAGATTCCGCTGTGTCGGAAACAGTCCATTCTCCACATTCTTCTATGTCAATGCCTAGTTTTTGGCATAGCTCAATACTTGTGCATCCATTACAGAGTTGCGGCTGAAATGTTTGTATTTTCCACTTCATTTCCCCATGCATCCCATCCTTCAAATTTGTCGCGAGCAAATAGCTCTATTCTTGGAATATCGCCGCAAAGTTCGACAATTCTATCCCTGATTTTATCTGGCTTTTTAGAGTGTTTGGCTTTTTTATGCAGGCATATTTGCCTTACCTTCTTTGAATTTCTCCAATATTTTCCTTTCCTACCGATTAAACAGTATTCTGCATTGGATAATGTATATTTCCCAAGACCATCTCCGCGCACTTCATCGGAAGTATTTTTCGTTTTTACCCATACAAATCCAACGGTTGCGTATTTAAAACCCCATGATTTGATTAAATCAAACCCTTTCTCTAAAAATGGAGATGTGACCCAAAGAAAAAGATAACAATCTTTATCTGAGATTGATTGTATGTCGATACCCTTTAAATCTTTTAAAGATAAGGACTCGTAATGTTTTTCAGTTCTCCCCCACCAGCTTTTAGGGTTTTTCGTGTTGCCGTAATCCCAAGGTGGATCGGCATAAATAATTTGATATTTTTTGTCTGGAAGAGGTGCTATATTAGACATTTTCTAAGTATGATTGAAATGAGAATTCGTCGCTCGACATGTCCTCCAATTCAGGTTTGTCAAGTGTTTGGTTTTTGCCTCCGATTCGACCTGTGATAATCTTGTATGTTACATACGCGGAATAGTCACTCTTGTTTCGATAGTAAATCGTCTTCGCTTCTTGGGTTGGCCAATTATTTTGCGCGGCCAACTTTAATGTTTTAGCACGAAGATTTTCATCGAAGGGCAAACTGTTGTTTTCTAAGAAAAGAGTTGGCGTTGTGAAATCCAAATCTGGAACACAGGTCTGAAAGTAAAACGAATTGCGGTGCGTGAACGAATCATAAAATGGCACGGCCAAAGATAAATCGCTCGACCACTTTTCTTTTAGGGTGGCGCAATCCAAGAAGCCTTCTGACTCTGTAAAAGCCAAAGAATAGAGCTTCATCAAAAGTTTCGCGCCGTTGTCATTTTTAGCGAAGATAATTAATTTATGGGCCGAATCTTTTTTATTTTCTGCCGTTCTGTCGTTACAAACGTTGAAGCGAATGCCAAAGATTAGTTGAATGCCCAACTCTTTTGATCGGTCAAGGGCTGTTTTGAAGCCAGTGAATTCGTCTTCTACTAATACAACTTGCTTTAATCCATGATCAATGGCAATAGAAAAGATTGAATCAGCCCCATCATTTGGAGGAGAGGGTTTATCAAGAGTAAGGATGCTCTTGCGCGAGTAGGTGGATTTGAAGAGGGGTATCATGGGTAACGAGTAGAATTCCCTGCGTTTAAAAGCTTCAGTTCTTTGATGCAGTCCTTTATGTCTCTAATCTCTCCTTCGAGGATTTCGGCCCATCTTTTGTTTTTATTCATGTCTCTGCCAAGTCTCGCGTCATGATCATAGAGAACTTCTTGGGTGTTTTCAAGACCCAATTCAAGGGCGGCGATTGTTTTGATTATTAGGTCTTTTTTGATTGACCAGATTTCGGGGATATATTCTTGCGAAGCGTTAAACCCAATAAAGTGCTCATGTTCTGGTTCAAATCCAGAGTTGTCAAAGAAGTCTCGTTTCATATTATTTTTGGAATCGCGGACAACCGCCGTATGTTTTCTCATGCCAACTATACTCTTCAATGGGATACTTTGTCAAGTACTTTTCTTGTTCATCAATGAAACAAGAGGCGACCCATTGGCCGTCCTTCTCTATGTAGTAATAAGGAAATGTGAATCTTGCTTCGCATCCAAACATCAATGACCCGTCTTTTTTAAGTTGCCCTGGGAAGCTGGCGAAACCGCATAACAGTTTTCCAGAAAAAGAATCATCTGTCGGCATTCCTTGATCGGCGGCGAAATTTTGTTTAGCCGTTTCTTCTGTAAAATTCTCCAAATATTGCTGGTAGTCTTCTAACTCATAGTCAAACCCATCAATTTCTTCCTCGGTAAATGTGACTCGAATTAATCCGCCGCCATTATGGACTTGTTTTTTTGTAACTTTTCCACGGTATTCTCCAGCACACCATTCTGACTCCAAGGAACAATCAAACTTTAAGAAAAGAAATTCACAAGAAATAGTCTTAACGGGCGGAATAATTCCATCGTTTGACATTTTGCGAACAGCTTTAGCGTAGAAGTTTGCCTGTAATGGGTCGGAAACGTCACTTCCTTTATAGCATTCTTTTGAAGTTTTATAGTCGCGAATCAGTGCGTGACCATCTTCGTAAATAAAAAGTCGGTCAATAAATCCTCTAATTTTGTAACAATCCAATTCTTCAATCAGGAAGTCTTTCTCTGTATAAGTGGCGATTGGTTTTCCGCGCTGCTCTCCGTAAAAATCATAGGACAAACCATTTAAAACAAAGTCCTTAATTCTTTGAATTGATTCGGGCGTATCAATTCCATCTTGGCGAACCAGTTTATAAGTTAATCTTTTTAAGGCGGGGCGACAAAAAATGTCTTTGGCTTTTAGGATTTTCTTGACAAGGGGTTTTCTTTTGTCAGTAGCGAGACATTCTAAGATGATGTGCGAACAATTTCCTTGGCGACTTCCTATGTTTCCCCTACTGGGAATATGCATAATGTACGAGGCGAAATACTTCCAACTACAGCCTAACGCCGTTTTTACTTTTGATGCGGACTGAGTTATTAGAAATCCCATCGTCTATTGATAAACCCCCATTTCAACAGCCTCTTGATTGGGCACGGCATTTAAGTCCTGCATCCACAAAAGCTGGACATAAGAAGCGGGGTTTTCTAATTGCTCTTTAATGAAGGCAATGCACGCATCTTGCTCCTCTTCCATTGATTCGTAGCCGTCTAGGTTTAACTCTATTAGGAATTTCATAATTTTTTAAGGAATTTCGCCACTTTATCCACCGCGAAATGTTGTTTGTTGTTATTAATAAAGTCTTTAATTTCTTCCTCGGTTAAGACTGGATGACTGCATGACCACTTGGCAATGTCAACTCCGCTCTCGTGCATCTCAGACAAGTCATTAAGGCTCGGCAGACGCACCTTTAATCTATCCAACGGAAAGATGCTGGACAACTTCATTAACGTTTTAATGCTAGAAACCTTGCCGCGATTATAATCATAATTCGGCCCTTCGTCATTATTCCCCACGATAATTACCTCCTCTGGGTCTTTAGACAAAAGAAATGCCTGCATGTCAGCCGAACATCCCAACCCAAAAGTGACAAGATGATTCTCCAACCCATGTTCTGTTAGCGCCAAAGAATCTCCGATGCTCTCGACAAGAAATATTTTCGCGCCGCAATCAATTTTCTCTTTGGACTCTGGAAGGCTGTTAAGGTAATAAGGAAAAATCCAAGTCTCCTTTTTGCCAATGTGTTTCCACTTGGGGGCATTGCCATCTTCTTTCCAGTCAAAGTGTCGGCCCGAAAATCCTACAATATCCTGATTCTCATCAAAAATTGGGAATACCATTCTCTGATACATTTGACCCACGGTAGCAAACCCAACTTTGTACTTCTTTTGAACGGAGTCAGAAATGCCGCGCTTCTTGTAAAAAGAATAGTTTGGGAGTAAACGCTCTAAGCAGTCAGGTGGGTAAGTTCGGGGCATGTATAGTTTTTTCTTAGCAATTTTAGGGGCCGCAATTCTTTGACCGCCGAGAATTTCTTTTATTTTTCGCCAGTCGGTTATGTGGTGGCTGAGTAGTTCTTTTAGTGGGAACTTTTTGTCGGCGGCATAATCAACGCAATATCCCGTGTCTTTCCAAACTTGAAGAGAGTTATTTGAATCGCCGCCACGATAAAGCGCTTTGCTGCGGTAATACTGGCCGCAATCTTGTAATTGGTATCCAAGATCAGAAAGGATTTCATAAACGCGCCCAGCTTCAAAGTGGGAAGATTTGAAGGGTTGAAGGGTTGTATTTTTTGAATCCATTTTGGACGGAGAGAACGCAGTGCGGACATAGAGCGGATTTTTCATTTTCTATACGAGTTCCAACGTTCTGAGAAAGGGTGGCTTTTCCCCATGCGGGTGGGTATTGAACTTTGTAGGAAGTGAATCCTTGATCGTAACCGCAATTATCGCAGACGGCAACTAAATATTTTACTTCGTGGAGCACGGTTTAAAATTTGTAAGATTTAAAATTATATCCAGAATTTTAGTTCGTGGAGCTTGACATCATCCCTCTTAAAAGAGGACTCCTCGGCTCACGCCTTGGGTTTCCTGCTTCGTCGCGGACTGCCCCGAAGAACGTAGTTCTTTGCTGGTCTTTCGTCTGCTCCACAGGCAAATGGCACCGCTTGTCCAGCGGCGAGGATATTCTTGGCGGCGTTAATGTCTCGGTCATGCGTAGCCCCACATTCACATGTCCACTTCCGCATGTCAAGCGAAAGATTCTTTTTTCTTCCGCAACAAGAACAAGTCTTGCTGCTGGGGTAGAATCGGTCAATGATGACTAACTCGCGCCCATACCACTCGGCCTTGTATTCTAGCATAGTTCGGAAGTCACGCCAACCTTGCTCGCTTATGCAGCGAGAAAGTTTGCGGTTCTTAACCATATTCTTTACGGCCAAGTCCTCTAGCGCAATCGTTTGGTTTTCACGAATGAGCTTGGTGGATAGTTTTTGGAGAAAATCGTTTCGCGTGTCAGCGATGTGCTGGTGGAGGCGTGCCGCCTTAATGCGAGCTTTTTCACGGTTCTTTGAACCCTTTTGCTTACGAGAATGTAGCTTTTGCAAGCGAGCTAATTTTTTACGCAACTTGCGAATGCGTTTCGGTTGCCCAAACTTTTGCCCGTCACTCGTTGACGCGAATGTTTCGATGCCAAGGTCAACGCCAATCTTTTTGTCGGAAGGTGTAAGTTTTGCAATTTCATCCTCACAAAGAAACGAGGCGAACCATTGACCACTAGCGTTTTGCGAGATAGCACACTGACTTGGTTCTCCAGAAAGTTTGCGCGACCAAGCAACCTTGAGAGGTGCTTTGATTTTTGCAAGAAAAAGATTGTCGCCGTCAATTCTGAAAGCGCTGTCGAGAAAACGGGCGCTTCCGCCATTTTTGCGGACCTTAAACGCTGGATAGCCGCCGCGCTTCTTAAAGAAATTGACGAACGCAACATCTAAATTCCTCAAACTCTGCTGCAAACAAACACTTGACACTTCATTAAGCCACGCTTGTTCGGACGTTTTTTTAAGCTCTGTTAAACTTTTTGATGTTTCGTTGTACGAAACGTTTTTCTTTTGCAAGACCCATGTTTCACGCTTCTGTGCCAGCGCCCAATTATATATGAATCTACACGATCCAATCGTCTTACGCAGAACAGTTTCCTGTTCTGGCGAGGGGTAGATTCGGAATTTGTAGGCGCGATGTGTCATCAAAGTATATTACACTCAGTTTAGAAAAAACTTACATTTTTTCTAAATTATATTTCCTTTTAAGAGTTCAGGATTTTCAAAGATGTTGCCGATAATCGTCATGCTATCCGCTGGACATAAGTTATCTAGATTTTTTGTGAAAACGCCATATTTATCGCCGTCTCTTTTGGCGTCAATTAATGAAAATCCGCACTTCTTCCAGTAAACCTCGTATTCAGCTTTATGAGGTTGGCCCTTGTGGAATTGAACAATGTCACCTTCATAAATTTCGCGGCCATTTTTGTCAATGAGGCCAGTAAATTGTTGCACAATATATCCATCGAAAAACGGAATAAACAGCCCATCCATTTTAAGCGATGAGTCTAGGGCAAACGGAGTAATTGCTTTAAGGTCAATCATCTGGCTTGTTTGTTTGTTCCATGCGCGGAATTTAATTTCTCTAGAAGTCTGATTATTCATTAGTCAGTTTTTTCGCGATTTCAAGTTCAATATTTTCGTCTTCGAGGATTTTAGAGAAATCTTCTTTCTTGAAAGACCCAGTAAAGAGATACTCATTTATTTCGGCCCTTTTGGTTATTAAGGGATGAGAGTAGTTCGGAGCCTTTGATTTGAAAAGAGCCGTTTTGATATTAGAAGTCTGGTTGGTCGTCATTTTGTTGTGTGTGTAATTTAGCGTTAGTGTTTTTAGATTGCATAATATCTCTTAAGTCGCCTCGCTCTTCGATCTTGAAATTATCAATTTTGAGATTGATAAAATTATCTTCAAGTCTATCTCCGCATTTTACTGGCTCTAGATGACCTTTTACATCCTTTCCTAAATGTCTTGCGGCCCTAAAAATTAATTTATGAGTTCCAAATTTGTCTCCGTCTTGAATGATTTCGTCAGATGTTTTCTTTCTTAAAATGGCGAGGTGCGAACAATATTGAATAATCCTGTCTGATCCTCCAACGATACTTTCGTCGTCAACAACGGCATTAGAACCCTTTTTGTTTGAAACAATGCCTCCTCTATTACTTTGCACGCTCGTAAAAAGAGAAACCATCGGTTTATTCTCAAAAAGAATTTCCTTTTGAATCAAGCGTTTAAATTTATCAACCAACTCTCCTAAAAATTGCCATTCTGGTGTTCCGTCTGATTGGCTGATTGGCTTAATGTAGTCAAAAGAGATAACCATTTGATTTCCGCGCCCAACAGTATCATAGTAAAACCGTTTTGCGACATTAATCATTTCATCAACTGGCATTCCTCCAACGCAGTAGTAATAAAATCTTAGCCTTTTGACTCTCTGAAGAGTTTCTCTGACCTTTCGAACAATTTCTTCGTTAGTATTTCTCCACTGCCCAGTTTCCAAAAGATATAAAGGAACGCCGCTAAGAGCCGCCGCTTGTCTAAAAATTAATTCCTCCTCGCTCATTTCACCATTATCAAAATGAAGAATTGGAACATTATGTTTGTCGGTAATGAAAGTATTATAATCTAAAGCTAGGGTGGTTTTTCCGACCTTTGCCCTTGCAACGATCACTGAAATATTTCCAGGGCGAACAAGCGAGCCGTAAATTTTATTCACCATTTCGTATGGTCCAAGAAGACCGAAATCTGTAATGGGATTGTTTCCCCTCTCTTCAATAACAGATTCCATATTTTCAAAGATGTTGCGGGGCACATCTCCGTCCAACTCAAAGTGGTTAACTTTCTTGTTGTAAATTGAATCCGCCGCTTCAAGGATTTCTGTATAACTTGATGATTGGTCGAGTGACTCCATTCGTTGGGTCAACTCTTCTCCAGTAAGAGCTAGTTCGCGACGTAGAGCTAATTTTTTAAGCTCTTTCGCAAATTTGAGAACCAATCCTTCTTGGCAGTTTCTTTTGCTGAGAGAAATCACATATTCGGGCAGAGACAGGTCTGTATCCACCTTTAGGTTCATGCGCTCAAGGCGTTGAGCGATAATGTTAGCGTCAACATCTTCGCCTTTCTCAATAGCTTGTCTCACCAAGGACAAAACCATTGAATCCTTATAATCCTCATCTACTACATCATTCTCCGAAAAGAAAGATTTAATGGAGAGCCACTCTTGGGGGTATTTCAGGAGGGCCGTTAGTAATTTTTGTTGAAGGGTGGGGTCGTAAATCATGTGTTATTTTGTGTCGGAGCGTGCGTATTAATAAACCAGTTCTCGAATTGATCAATGGTTAATATGCTGCTCTCTTTCTTTGTGTGGCAATCCTCCATAAAGAAACGCCACTCGTTATTAACGAATTCGCAGCATGGAGTTAAAGTAGTCATTTTAAAAGGTCGGAGTTTTCGAAGATATTTCCAAGAACGGAGGTTTCCCATGGCCAGACCGTCCATAGAAGATTATCCCCATGTACAAAAGCTGGATATTCTTCTCCGTAAGTAATTGGAGCTATAATAGTTCCTTCAAGGTACTCTCTTTTTACAATGTCTCCTTCATAAATTTCCCGCCCATCTTTATCAAGAAGGCCAGTCCATAATTGAGGAATCAGAGATTCTACAGAGGAAAGATTGAAAATCCCTCGATCAATTTTGACTCCCCAAGCTGAATTTTTTGGACCCTCTATATTGGCGCGACGAAAATATTTTCCATCGCTATCCCAAACTCGGAATTTAATAGCTCTACTCATCTTCATCCTCCATCAAAGATCCAATACCGTCAGCATGGTTCATCTCGTCTAAGTAGATTTCGGCACACTTTCTTAAACACATATTTGTTGATATATCCATAGGAGAGTTAATAGGGCGCGGGTGGCCCTTGTTGTCAATCATGAATAACAAGAATCCTTTGTTGTGATTCGCGGAACCTGTGAGTTCGTAGAGTTTTTTAAGGAACGGTTGGGGGATTTGGAATGGTTCTTCGGGCATCTCTATAATATTACTCCTTGGTCGGCAAAAAGCTTCTCTAATTCTTCTGTTGTTTTGCCATAAAATTCTTTTTCGGTAAACTCAACTAGGGTGATTCCATTTATTTCGCAGAAGTCGTGCTTTTCTAAGTCGCGTTTGATTTGGCCAACAAAGTTCATTTTACTGCCGCGATGAAAAAATTTATTGTAGGAACCATGCTGAGTACCGTTTATTTCCGTAACAATTCTCTTAGAGGCATTATAAATATCAAAACGACTTCTTGTTCCCGCTACGGGGAACTCTTCAAACACGTAATCGAATTTCCAATACGGGCGCAAAAAATCTTTGGCCGCTTTCTGGAATTTCGACAGACTTTTGCCGTCCCAGTCGATTAGGTATTTGTTGGGGGTTTTGATGGACTTTTTGCGGCCCTTGAGGTCAATGAAGGTCATTGAGAAATTAATTCCTTCAATTCTTGCTCAAAGAAATCCAAGAGAGGCTTATTTTCTTCCTGCTCTAGGAATTCCAAAACATTATTCAGCCCTTGAATCTTCCCGCCAAGAGTCAAATTATTTTCCGCCGCTCGATCAACAACATCTTGTGCCCACGATAACCAGCTTCCACTCTTCTCAAGATATTGATACGCCAAAAGAAGGTCTGTGATTTCTCGACTTTTCCAAACAGCATTGCCTACTACGCCTTTTTTAATCGGCACCCTTACCTTATAATTTGTCGTGTCAGAAGCGGATTTACGAATAGTAATACTAGCATAAACACCAAGGGCTTTGTTTTTGATATTATCAAGAGGAAGAGTATCGTTTTCCTTGATATAGTCATCTTGATTTCTTTGCGCGTAGTCAAAAACATAATCGCTCTGGTGCTGAATCGCAGAGCCGCCCGAACTGTTGCCTTGTTTTGGTGCGGATGGAGCATATTGACTAATCTTGATTTCAGCAGCATACTGACCCGTCACGAGAAGAAGGGCATCAAAGTGTGAAATAGGTAAAGCCAATCGTCTAAACATTAACTTGGTAATTAAAGGCACCCCAGCAACCTTAGTGTTTCCATCGAAGGCTTTTTTAGCGTCATCTTTTAATTGAAGCCCGTCCATAGAGTCAATGATGACACAAACATGTTCGCCCGCTTCATAGCCCATTTTAACAACGTTTTCGACCATAGTAAAAATAGTCTCAGCAATGTTTCCGCAATAAACAAACACCGTTCCGTATGTCCAATCCTCTACGTTATAAACAAATGGCAAGCCAACTCGCTTTTGCATATTAGGAGAAAGCCGCCCTTCTGCTTTAACAAAAATTGTTTTGGAATTTGGCATAACTTTCATATAATTTTCAGCCAAAACAAATGCGCTACTAGTCTTGCCAAGTTCTGCCCCCTTACCAACAAGACGAACGACCATTCCAGATCGAATGTCAACTACAGAATCAAGATTTAACGAACCAGTAGAAATTTTTACGTTCTTAGATACAAATCCATTGTAATGATCATCCTTAGTTTCTTTGCCTGTCATGATTTGAAGCAGGGCATCCGATGCCATGAGTTTTTTTTCCTCTTTTGGTTCTTTTGAGGATAGGGTTTTAATGAGTCGGGCCATAATTAATTGTGTGTGTCTGGGATTATTTCTACGTTAAATTCTTCTAATTGACAAACTTCTCCGTCAATTCTTTCTTCTCCAATTTCTCCGCCTCCTTCCGAGGAAGGAGTTTCTATGATTCTGGTGCCGACAAAAACCGCATACGGATATTCGCTGGCAAGAATGCTTTCGTATTCTTCTAAGGTCATTCTCCTGTCAATATAATAATCGACTTCGTAAAGAACTTCTGTTCCTTCCTTGAACCAAGTGTCGGGTTTGGCGGTTAATTTTACGAGCGGCATTATAGTAAGTCTCTCAGCGTTTGTTTCTTCTTAATTTCTTTATCTTCGCCAAATTTTTCGGGCGATAAAATTATTTGTTCGGTCTTTGGTGGCTGGTAATTGAAGGCGTGGAACTTTCGCGCCAATTCATTTTCCCCCCATTCACTTGATAGTACGGCCAAGCTCGGTAGTTTCTTTCCGAAATCTACAATATTTAGGAATTCTAGTGAGTAAGCTTCCTCCAATCTCTTCATTAGAGTAAATTCGCGCATGGACCATTCTCGGATTCCCTGAGACGGCTTCTCAACAAGGCGTTCCAATAATTTGGTTTTGTTGATTTTTGGGGT